AGATTAAAAAATCTGAAGGTAAGTTGCCTATTAGAGCTACTAGTAGCAGTGCAGGATTAGATCTATATACTACTCGTATTACTCAAGAAGTAGATAATAGTGGCAAGTTAGTACTAGTATATCACACTGATATTGCTGTAGAAATTCCTGAAGGATATGTTGGATTTATCTGTATGAAATCATCTATCTCTAAAAGATCTATTATTATGTGTAATGGTATTGGAGTGATTGATTCTGATTATCGTGGAGAGTTGATGGCTAAATTTAAAGTAACTACAGATGCTATTCCTACAGTATATACTACAGATGAACCATTTGCTCAGTTAGTCATTGTTCCTTGTTCTATATTAGAACCTACTTTGGTAGAAGAATTGAGTGAAACAGAAAGAGGAGAAAAAGGATTCGGAGAAGCTACAGCAGAACAAAATAATGAAATTAAAGAAGTAAAAGAATAATTATGGAAAATTTAAATATTACAATTACTCCAGTAAGTGCATCAGGGGTTGGAAGTTTTATAGAAGTGGTTATCGGTGATAGTAGATATAAGACCGATATTGTCCAAGGAGAATTCACAGAGGATGTAATGAAGGAGTTAATGAATAAATTAATCACTAATCAGATTCCTGCTGAACAACAAGAAGCGGTAGAATTGAAATTCTATCAACTATTAGACGCTATTACTAATACTAAAGCAGAAGAAGAATATAGAGCTCAGCATCCTGAAGAGTTTATGCCAGAGAATTTTGAACCTAGTGTTGAAGAAGTAACTGATGAAGCTATTTGATATAAATGGTGGTAAAGTAGTAATACACCCTGACGCTTTGGGTCTCCCATTCTTTAAAAAGTTATGGGAGGCCGATAAGCCAGATAAAACACAAGCTACAAATGTAATAAGTTATATAGTACTTATGTGGTATTTTAAATCTCCATATGTACTTCAGTTAGAACCAGATATCAGAGAAAAGAAGCTTAAGTAGTTATACTTTGGTGATGAGAATTATAATCTTACAGTAGAAGAAAAGTCTTGTGAAGATGATTATAAGAAGCTAATATATACTAGAAATCTAAGAATGTTAGATAGTATGAGAAACAAAGTAGATACTATTAGTAAGTATTACGAAGATTCTCTAGAAGAGCAATTAGATGAAAAGAAGATCAAAGATCTATTAGCTGGTATGGAAAAAGTAAAAGCTACTTTTCAAACATTAGATTTCCTCGAAAAGGCAGTTAAAGCTGAAGAAGCTAGTGCTACTAAAGTACGTGGAGATGCTCAGATTAATCCTTATGAATTAGCTTAATTTGTGCAAATTATACACAAGTTTATAACAATAAATTAATAGGTACGTTATATGAATATAAATAAAGAAACTATGAAGAAAGTACTTGATTTAACAAAATGTAATAGCACTGAAGAGATTTGTGATGTGCTTGAGAAAGAAATTGATAACAAACAAAAAGCAAATAAAGCAGCTAAAGAAGCTAGTGAGTCTTTGATTGAAGAATATAAGAAAGAAGCAGTAGCTGAACCTAAGAAGAAAGGTATTATCAAGCGTACTATTCATTGGCTAAAGAGTTTGTTTAAGAAATAATCTCGTTGAACTGATAGAGAGGTCTGACAGGGACAGACATTAAATATTCCCTGGCATATTGCCCTATGGTGTAGTGGTAGCACGAGAGGCTCTAACCCTCTAGGTCCGGGTTCGATTCGGTGGTAGGGCGACTAATTAAAATATAAATGTTATGGATAATAAACCAAAAGAAGATAAACTAATGGTTATTACACTTGATAACTCAAATCCAAAATCTAAGATATATTGGAAAGAAGAAGATTATAATATCTTTAAAAAGATGTGCGATGATTTAATAACTAAATATTTTGGTGATACTATAAATTATCCTTTAGATATGCTTACTTTAGAAACAGAAGAAAAAGTTGAACCTAATCAAAAAACTTTGGAAATATCATAACTATGATTGACTTCTAGAAGAAAATAATAAATAGTGATAAGTTTAGAACTCCGGCTTTAACATTCTTAAAGACCGGAGCTTATTGTTAGTATCCAATTGGTACTACTGAATATTACACATATTGGGACGAATAGAAAGATCGTTGCATTAATGGTTATACCGCAGAGGATGGAGATTACATCACTGGGTATAACTATTTTTATATTAACTTTTGTCCTATTCAACGTATTGTGCATGAAATAAAAAATAAACCAGACGGTACTACAAAAGTAATAAAAAAACGTGAATTATAGTTCCCAGACTTCTACGATTACGATTACTTTTTTTTCTAGGCTATGTAGGAAGCTGAAGAGCAAGGTAAACATATGTGTGTACTTAAGTCACGTCGTAAAGGTTATTCATATAAAAATGGTTCAATGGCTTGTCGTAACTATTATCTATTGCCTGGTACTAAGACGTATATATACGCTTCTAACAAGTAGTATCTTACTGAAGATGGTATTCTTACTAAAGCTTGGGACTATATGGACTTTATAGATAAGCATACAGCTTGGGGTAAGAAGCGATCTGTTAACAGTACTATGCGTAAACGAGCTGGATTCTGGACTAAGGATGAATTTGGTAAAGAAGTAGAAATGGGTTACAAGTCAGAGATTATTGGTGTTACTTTGAAAGATAATCCTGATATAGTACGTGGTAAAGCTGGTAAATTGATTATATTTGAAGAAGCGGGTTCGTGCCCAGAATTAGGTGCTGCGTGGTAGATTGCTAGACCATCTGTAGAACAAGACGACGTAGCTTTTGGTACAATGATAGCTTTTGGAACAGGCGGTGATGAAGGTAGCCATTTTGAAACATTGAAAGACATGTTTTATAATCCAGATGGATATAACTGCTTAGGATTTGATAATATATGGGATGAACATACTAGTAACAAAAAATGCGGTTTTTTTATTCCACAGTATACTAATAATGATATTAGAGATGAAAAAGGAAACCGTCTTTACATGGATAAAGATGGAAATACATTACACAAATTAGCTCTAGAATATACATTATCTGAACGTAGAAAAGTAATAGAAAATGCTACTAATACTAATACTATAGATAGATATGTAGCTGAAAGATGTATTACTCCACAAGAAGCGTGTCTAGAATTTGGTGGTAATATATTTCCTAAAAAAGAACTATAGTAGCAATTAGGACTTATTCGTACTAATACTTAGTTATAGAATCATAAACAAGTAGGTGATTTAATATTTGACGAATCTGGTAGTATCAAATGGATACCTAAGAAACATGGCGATGTTACTAAGTATCCACTTGGTAAAGACGATGATCCTACTGGCTCAATAGTTATATGGGAACATCCAGCTAAAGATGCAACAGCTGGATTATATATAATAGGTGTAGACCCTTATGATCATGATTAGTCTGGTACTAATTCATTAGGATCATCTATTGTATATAAGAGGTTTTAGAACTTTGAAGAGTATTATGATATTATAGTAGCTGAATATACTGGTAGACCTGCAACAGCTGAAGAGTACTATGAGAATCTACGTAAGTTAGCATTATACTATAATGCACGTATAATGTATGAAAATGAACGCAAAGGTCTATTCCCTTACTTTACTGCTAAACATTGCGATTACTTATTAGCTGATCAGCCTGATATTATTAACGATATAGTTAGTAATTCTAAAGTACAAAGAAGAAAAGGTTGTCATATGAATAAGTAGATAAAACAATGGGGTGAAGGTATGATCAAAGAATGGTTAAATGAAGAGTATGCTCCAGGTAAGAAAAACCTAACTAGGATACTATCAGAGCCGCTATTAGAAGAGCTAATAAGCTATAATGATACAGGTAACTTTGACCGAGTGATGGCGTTGATGTAGGTTATGATATATAGAGAACAACTGTATAATGTAGTTGTTAAAAAGAAAGAAAAAGAAAACAAATAGAAGATGCTCTTTGATGGACCAATTTTTGCGCAGAGTTGGTTCAATGACGATACTCCAAGAGTATTTTCAAACGACGATAATGTATATACATTTTAATTATGAAGAATACTAAAAGTTTCCCTGCACAGAAACTACCAATGTCAAAGAAGACACAAGCCTGGAAAGAAGCCTGCGTAGACTATGTAGTAGGCGCTGGAGATTCAGGATTCGGTGGTAATGGTAGATCTAGATCTGACGAGATGTAGACTTACTATGATTTATATAATAGCATATATAATGAAAAGGATCTTAAATATGTAACTAATCCATTTAAACAAGATGATGGATTTCCTGCTATGGCATAGGATTATAATATCATCAAACCATATGTAGATCAGTTACTTGGTGAAGAAACTAAGAGACCTTTTAATTTTCATCCACAACGTACAAGTGATATAGCTGCTAGTGAACTACAGGAAAAAGCCAAAGAAATGCTAATGGATTATATTCAGGCTACTATAGCTAGTAAGTTAAGTCCAGAACAAGCAGCTAGATATGAACAAGCATTAGCTACAGGAGAAATCTAGACTCCAGAAGCTATAGCTAAGTATCTATAGAAAGATTATAAAGATATAGCAGAAACTGAAGCTTATCACGCATTACAATTTCTAAAGAGAAAATTGAATCTTACTCATGAGTTTTATAAAGGTTGGAAAGATGCTTTAATAGGTGGAGAAGAAATATACTATGTAGGTGTAATCAATGGAGATCCTTATGTAGAAAGAGTAAACCCTATGTACTTTGATTATGAGCATTCTTTAGACTTAGAATTCATAGATGATGCCGCATGGTGTCGTAGAAAGATGATTATGTCTGCTACTGAGATATACGATAGATTCTATGATAAAATGTCTGAAAGACAACTAAATGAATTATTAGAACTT